TGTCTGATATGGCTCTTTCAGTAGGAAAGAAGCCATTTTTTGTTCCTTAAGTCCAAGGTTCCAAAGTAGAATTTCAAGCATTTTTCTTTTTTTAGAGTTATTACCTTTTAAAAACTTTCTTTTGGCTCTATGTGCGAACATCATCTTGTTTTTAATAAGTTCCAAAGTAGAATAGGGGTCAACCTTTTTTTGTTGTTTTTTAATAGATAATTCAATGTTTTTTTCTTCAATTGAAAGTTCTTCTGCTTTTTGTTTATATATGAATTCTGAAACAGTATTTGTTAAATATCCATTAAGAAGCTTATTCTGTTTATTTCTGTTTTCTTTAAGTTCTTCTTTTTGGCAATTTAAATTTGTCTTTGTAGAAGTTTGAGTATTTTTTAATTTTTCTATTGAAGCTTTATATCCCATTTCAATCAATTCTTTATCAAAGCGTATTTTGCCAAAGAGGTTAGCCAGAATATTATCTATTTTTTCTGAACGCATATATTTTTTATGTTCTTCACATATGCTTTTACCATTAGTGCAATAATAGTAATCATGCTTTTTCTTTTTTGTAGCTGTTATTGAGCAACCACAATTTTCACATTTTATAAAACCACGATAAGTAAAATCGTGTTTTTCTTTTTTAGGCCGGTTTGATTTGTTAAAAACTTTTTCAACATCATTAAAAAGCTTTTTTGAAATAATTGGTTTATGATTCCCTGAATAATAATTTCCATTACTTCTCATAACACCGAAATAAAAAGGATTTTTTAATATGCGATGAATAGTTGTTTTCGCGACCTGATTTCCTTTTATACTTCTTAGTCCTTCTTTGTAAAGATTAAGGCTAATTTCTTTTAAGGAATATGCACCTGTGGCGTATAGTTCAAATATTCTTTTTGCAAAGTATGATCTTTTAGGATCAAGGATAATAGTTTTATTTATAAGATTATTTAAATACCCAAAAGGAGCGGGTCCGGGCCACCCTCCTTTTCCAAGTTTTGTCTTATTTCCACGTTTAACATTTTGGCTTAAATCATCAACATATTTTTTTGCAATGCCAAAATCTAAATGCATCATAAACTTATCATCGGAATTATTTCTAAAGGTCCTTTCAGGAGTCATAATCTCGCGTATATGACCTTTATCCATCAGGTAAGATATTCTGCCCCCATCTACTCCATTTCTAGCTAATCTGTCGAATTTCCAAGTAAGTAATATTGTCTCATTAGGATTTTTTTCAATCCTTTTTATCATTTCATTAAAAATAGGTCGTCCGGGTTCTTTAGCCGACATACTTTCTTGAAAAATATGATCAATTTTTATAGAATATTTTTTAGACAATTCTAAAATCTCATTGATTTGGGATTCAATTGAAAGGGCTTGTTTTTCTTCGGCTTCTGATGATTTTCTACAATATGCAAGATATTCCATATTTTTAATAAGTATTACACATTTCTTTTAAAATTGAAAATCTTATATGACACTTTTCCTAAATAATCATTTTCAAAAGTGTATTCTTTAATAAATTTTAAATTCTGAATATTATGCTTCATAAACGCTATAGCTCTGTCGCCTATACGTTCATCAGGCTCTTCTAAGTCTCGAGAACAAAAGAATTTTTTTTTCCCAAAAAGTCTTTTATCTGACATATCTTTTTGCAAATATTTACATAAATAGAATCCTAAATTTTTAACTGTATTTACTTTTTTAATTTTAATAAATCCATGAGTCCAAATATCTTGAAGTTGTTTGCTTTTTACATATCTTAAATCACATATTAAATGATAATGGACAGCTCCGCCATTAATTTTTTTCTTTCCAAAAAAATCAATGTCTTTTTGAAATTCAATAACAGCAATATATTTAAATTCAGGATAACGATCTTTTAAGCGTTGAGTAAAAAGATTAAAGCAATAATTACTTTTTTTAACATCAGTTATTTTAGAAGTTAAAGTTAAAAATTTTCTAAGATTAGAGTTAGAATTAACAAGTCTTCTAATTCTTGTTCTAGTTCGATTGATAGAAAAATTAGATTTTTTTTTCTTTTCATTTTTTAAAATATCATCATCTTTCTTTTTAACTTTACGCTTATGTCTTTTATAATTCTTAAGAATTAACTTTTCATAAGTATAGCTTTCTACATTAACCCCAGATATTATTATTCTATTTTTAAATCTTTGAGTATACATAACAATCCTTAGATGTGTGCTTAATAATCAAGTTAAAGGGAGAGCTAAAAAATGACTTCGCGCGTAAACGCGCTTTGAAGTCATTTTTTATCACTCTCCCTATTAAGCATTAAATACAAATCAGATAAAGAATCCAAATATGCCTCAGCTTGTTCTGCTGATATCTCAAGTCCATAGTTCTTGATGAAATAGGCGATAAGTTGTTGGATTAATTTTTGACTGAATTGCATAAAAAAAACGACCTTAATCTCTTAAGGTCATCTTATCAAATGCGTTGTCGGAACTTATCGGGCGATACTCGGGCGATACTCCTTATTTATTTCAATAGAGCCATTTCTTGATCCAGAGATTATTAGAAAATCTTGAATAGTGGTCTGTCTATGGATTTTATTATTTAAATTTTTACAGGCTTCATAATATTTTTTAAATAGTTTTTCTCTTTTTTCATTTCCAATATTTTTAAAATCAATACCTGTATCATTTCTCATAAGTTCAGAATAATCAGCATGATAATTGTCCGCATTAACATCATTGAAAAGGTAATATAGTATATAATATATGCATGTTTTTTCTTTTCTTTCGCATACCTTGATTTCTATATCATTGATAAACAGAAGACTATTATCAGCATCAAAAGATATATCATCTTTATTTATTTTCTTCATTTCTTCAGGAGTAATACATTTTTCAATTTTCTGATAGAATTTATTAAATTTAGATATATCTACTTCTACGGAAACAGCTAATTCTTGCTCTACATTCTTTCTAAAAAAAGAAGAAAAAGATAAAGGTAATTTTGTTTTCCTTATTATTCCGCGTTCAAATAGGGAATCCAAAGCGTGTCTTCTTTCTGATTCAGAAACATCATCTACTTTTTTAGCATATCTCACAGTAATATTTTTATTTGTTTGGGTAATTTCCATTTTAGCTTTAATATCTTCAAGCACAGAAAAGATGATCCGGAGTGATTTTTTACCGAAAGATTTAAAATCTGTTGTATTATGGTTTGTTTTGCTCATATGTTGATTTTAACAGTAAAATGTGTTATATTTCAAGTATGATTAATTAAAAAAATAATATAGTAAAATTATGAAAACAAATTTACTTATTGCTATAGCAAATTTAGTTAAAAACCCAATTACAAATTTAGTTTCTCATTATCATGTCGTCAATCGAGCCAATAGTATGGGTGATGCTTTAGAATTTTATATTAAGGATTTATTTTGCAATTCTTTAAATGAAAATGATCTCAAAAAGAAAAACGAAATTTATAGTAAATATTTTTCTTATATTGGAAATCAAAATAATCCACCTGATATCATTATCAGGCAGGGCGATGCAATAGAAGTAAAAAAGATTGAAAGTTTGCGTTCGGGTATTGCATTAAATAGTTCATATCCAAAAGATAAATTATATGCTGATAGTCCGATGATAACCACGGCTTGCAAAAATTGTGAAGATTGGAGAGAAAAGGATTTAATTTATACTGTCGGAGTTTCAAAGAACAATAATTTAAAAGTTTTGTGGCTTGTTTATGGTGATTGCTATTCAGCAAATAAGGAAGTTTATGAGAAAGTAAGAAACACAATTTCAAAAGGAGTTAATAAACTATCAAATGTTGAATTTTCAGAAACTAAAGAATTAGGTAGAGTTAATAAAGTTGATCCTCTTGGTATAACATATCTGCGTATTCGTGGAATGTGGGGCATTGAAAATCCAATAAAAGTTTTTGATTATATTGCTCCATTAGAGCAAACTTCTGATTTTTTTGTTAATGCAATTTTACTAAAAGAAAAATATTTATCTTTTCCCAAAAAAGACAGAAAAAATCTTGAAGCATTAATTGATGATAATTTTTCAATAAAAGATATAAAAATAAAATCACCGAATAATCCAGCAAAATTATTAGAGGCAAAGTTGATAAGTTTTAGAAAATAATATGAAATTAGTTTCTTTATTTACAGGTGCAGGTGGTCTTGATCTCGGTTTTGAAAAAGCGGGATTTAATGTTGTTTGGGCTAATGAATTTGATAAATCAATTTGGAAAACATTTGAATTAAATTTCCCACATACAAAATTAGATAGACGAAGTATTGTTGATATACAATCTGAAGAAATACCAGAAGCAGATGGAATTATAGGTGGACCGCCTTGTCAGAGTTGGAGCGAAGCGGGAGCTGGTCGTGGAATTAATGATAAGCGTGGACAACTCTTTCATGACTATATTCGTTTATTAAAAGACAAGCAACCAAAATTTTTTCTTGCCGAAAATGTTTCAGGGATTTTACATCCAAAGCATTCCGAGGCATTTACAAATATTATTAAAGAATTTGAAAATGCCGGATATGAAGTATCAAAAAAATTATTAAATGCTAATGATTTTGATGTTCCACAAGATCGTTTGCGTGTAATCATTATCGGATATCACAAAGATTTGAAAAAGAAATTTGAATTTTTAGAACCGCAAAAATACAAACCTGTATTAAAAGATTCTATTTGGGATTTAAGGCGGGCGAAGCCTGCAAAAGATTTTAATAAAACAAATGGTGATAATGGACTATGGGCGCCAAATCATGAATATATGAACGGAGGTTTTTCTAGTATTTATATGTCAAGAAATCGTGTGCGTTCATGGAATGAGCCATCATTTACAATTCAGGCAGGTGGGCGACATGCTCCGCTTCATCCACAAGCACCAAAAATGAAATTTATTAATCAAAACAAAAGAATTTTTGTGCCGGGATACGAGGATAAATATAGGCGTCTTTCCGTACGGGAATGTGCACGAATTCAAACATTTCCCGATGATTTTGTTTTTAAATATGAAAGTATAGCAAATGGCTACAAAATGATTGGTAATGCCGTACCTGTAAATTTTGCAAAGCATATTGCACAGAAAATAATGACTGATCTAAAATAAATTCTAATTTTGAAATAAAAAGAATTAATATATTAAAATTAGCAAATGTACATCAGTAAAAATTAAATTCTTAGATAAGCTAATAAAATTATGCCAGTTAAAAAAACAACAGAAATAATGAAAGGTAGTACAAAACGATCAAAAGTTTTTATTTCTTATAGTTGGAGTTCTCCTCAACACGAGCAATGGGTTTTAGATCTTGCTGAAAGATTAACAGTAGATGGTATTATAGTAGTCTTAGATAAATGGGATCTTAAA